TCATTTCTTAACCTTTACAGCCACTCCTGTTGCCTGATAAAACGCTTGCGAATATTTTGTTTGAGGGAAATATTGGACTTTGAAACATACTATACCATCAGCCCCCAACATCTTTGCTTTATCCACAACTTTGTCCATCATTCTTTTGGATGTTGGGTAATACCCCCCTACTCCTTTTTCAAGCCCATCCTTATCTTCATCGGTAACTATCTTTCCTATATAAAAATCAACCTCCAACTGAGCCAAAGGGGTATAATCAAATCCTGTATCAGTCGGGCTTATCATATAACCTTTTTCAACGTAATCCCTAAAGTCGATTGAATAAACCGCCTCATGATATACAGTGGCACATGATTGCAACAGAGCCACAAAAAGAATCAATAATAGTTTTTTCATATCCTTAATATGTTAGATAGTTTATTTTGCAGACATACACATAAGTACTCGATACACGCCGTACACCTCTGACAAAGGAACGTCAAAGTCCGAGAATTTCGGGTCCGGGTTAACCGAATGGCATTTCACATAACCTTCCTTACCTTTGCACTCATGAAGTTCCTTTACTATAACCCCATTTGCAGTGTCCAAAACGTATGTTTTACCCCAGTCTATAAAGATATTGGGGTTTATCTTCTTTATCAAAATACGGGAACCTGAGGGGTATTCAGGTGCCATACTATCTCCATATACTGTAATGGCAAAGTCTACATCTTCAATGGGTGAAATTATAGCCTCACAATTTTGGAGCATTGCGCCTGGAGCCGCGAACCCCGTAAGCGTTCCTCCCATAGCTGACATGGGAAGAAGATATGTGGTGAAACCCTTTGTATATTCTATATCTTTCTTATCAAAAGATTCTTCATTTTCTTTTCTTCTAAGACTATTTAAGAACAGACTGTTTTTTTCACTATCTAACATATCTCCAACCCCTGTCAACAACCATGCAGTGTTCAACTCTGGATAAACAGACTTTATCTTATCTAAAGATGCGGTACGTATGCTATCACCCACATTATTCACGAACCCGGTAGACAATCCTACTTTTTTCTCGAACTTACCTTGACTAATTTTTAGATAAGCCAAAAATGATATTAATCTCTGCTTTGTTGTCATACTGATTTATTTTCTGTATATTTGCACTGAATTTTAAAACCTATATTGCTATGTTTAAACGAATCAAACTTTGGTATCACAGACGCTTATTCATGAGAATTTATTTCATTTATCTCAAACACAGCGACAAGCCTCAGGATGCCGTCAATGATGCTTACGAGGATCTTAAAGCGATTATCAAAGTCATGGAAGAAAAGCTCTAGCCCTAGTATTTCGTTCTTTCACTGGCTGCGTAGGGTAAATAACAGGTATTGAAAATTTAATTTTAGAGACATTCTCATTAACCTGTTTATTTTCCTCACTAACTGATTTTCCTCCAAATTTTCCACCAAAACGAACTCCTATTACAGAACCACTTACCTCTACCCCTCCTGTTTTTTCTCCATTGTTTAAATTCTCAGAAGATGCTGAAACAGCCACTTCAAAATCTATATAGGAAATCTTCAAATCCCCACTAACCGCTCTTACCTTTTCCTCTGCAGAACGATTGCTAGGTGATATGATTGCTCCATTTTTCAGTTCTTCTTGACATTCTTTCACTGCTTCTGTAACATCAAAAAGAACTGATTTTATAAAATCTTTCAATTCCATAAATGATAATTAAAGTTAATCACAGATTTATCTTCTGTAATTTTGTTTGTTACAGAAAATATTTCTGTATCTTTGCAACATCAAACAATAAACAACAGCACAAAGGAACGAAAAATAGTTCGGAAGTGCAAAAATATTGACTAACTAAAAAGAGGTAAGACAATGAAAAGATTCGATTTACGACAGATTATGAGAGATGCCCACAGAACTTACAAGTATGTAGGCAAGAAACAAGGCAAGACCTTCGGTGAAGTTCTGAAATCAACATGGAAACTGGCAAAACTGAATGTTACAATGCAGGAAGAGCTGGCAAGACAACAGGAAGAAAGAAATAACAAGGTGTTCACTCCGGTCAAAGCAGAAAAAGTCACTTTCAAAGCCGAATGGTCAGACTGCTACAACTCCAACAGCCGTGGATATTTAGGTTCCCAGTACTGCGGAGATTAATAAGGACATTAATCAGGATTATCCTGTCCGGTCTCGATACCGGGAACAATCCGTAAAAGGTATGGCAGGAACTACATGGAGTGATTGCCCTTAGCAATCCGTTCCAGAAAGCGATACTGGCGCTTACCCTCAATCCCAGCATAGAGGACGCGAGAACTAACGGTCGAAGCAAGCAGCCTGTAACAAGGTCGATGCAAGCAGCCGGGCGAAGTAAGGGCGATCATGCCCCGAACGGTTATGCAGTGAAGAACAGTAGCTGACAACTCCGGTGGGAAGACCAGAGAGAGGTTATCGGGGCACAAACTAATAATATCTACTTATGACAATGAAAGCAATAATTGAAAAAATAGTAAAAATACGTCCTACACCCTATGGATTTATAGGAAAAGATGATACCGGGATAATCAACAAAACCGTTGTCATAAAGTTGTTCACTATCCCGATATACAAGAAAGAAATTTTAGTTCAGAAGAATATTTGACAGCTCCTGAAAGCTAAATTCCGTATGGATTTTAGCTCCATTTTGAAATAAAATCAATGTACCTTCATCGGTAGGCTTTACAAGCTGAACTGCACTTGCATTGATGATGCACTTTTCACCATCCACGGTGATTTCAACAAACTTGTTCATAATACTTAATTTTTTGTTTGACACCACAAAGTTAAGTAAATCCCCCAATAAAAGCGTGATGCCGCCAATCGGATTGGTTTGGGGGAACAAAACAATACACAATCAAATGAAAGCAATATCAATATTATGCGCAGTATCATACGCGATACTCCTTATTACCATGTGCGATATGGGCGTATGGTTCTGGATAGCATCCACCGCCTTCGCGGTAACATCATTAGTGATAAGCAACGAACTTGACAATATTGAAAATCAAAAAAAATAAAGCTATGACAACAGTAGAAGAATTACAAAGCATGACACACGAAGACCTTGTAAGACGTGTGCAAGAACTGGAACAAGACCTTAAAGAAGTCAAGGAACAGAGCGACATGTGGTTCGACTCGTTCACCCGCCTACAGGCACGACACGAAAGCAGCATTAATGCTCTAGACAACATTGTTAAACTCGCTAAATTGAAGTAATATGGTAAAAGTAACAGAAAATTGGGCGGCCACATTGAGAGCGATGAAGGTAGGTGATATCGTTGTGTTCCCTGTGCGTGCGATATCTTCCGTCAACACAACCATTTCCAGACTAAGATTGGAGATGTGTGTAGAAAATGCCGATTGGAAACGAACAGGAGAGGTTGACCGCAAGCGCGGAGAGTTCAAAATCCAGCGTGTTTCATGATTACGCTATCAGAGCGCGAGCATCTTGTCGCCGAACAATATTGCAAGGGTTTGGCCGACAAGGAAGTGGCCGACAGTCTGCAACGCTCGGAATGGACCATCAAAGCACAGAAGCGGGATATATACAAAAAGCTGGGTATTTCCAAAGATACCGAGCTTGTATTATACATGTTCTGTGAGCGCATGAAGATCAACTTCGATATAAAAGAGATACGTAAACACGGGCTTGAGCTATTCTTCCCCATCCTGTTCCTTGTCATTGCCGCATTGGATTTTCATCCCGACATGAGACAATGCAGGAGCAGAGCAAAGACAAGAACCACCCAAGTATCAAGAACAAGACGAACAAAAACAGATTCAGATTATGAACTATACAGTTAACAACCAACTACGGACATCCATCTTATTTGATGGAACGGCAGAAGCACGGCTAGCAGACATCCTAGCCATCATGGACACTCATACATTCGGTAAAAGAGAGGCGGCCAAAATAGTTGGAGGCATAGGAAGGCTTATCAGACTGATCGAAGAAAACAAAATACGTTCCGACAAGCCTACATGCGCACAAAACGGGAAATGGTTCTGCAATGCCAGTGATGTCCTGCGTTATGCACAGGTCAAAATGCCAAGGAAGCCTAGAAAATTAAAAAGGAAAGTGGCATAAGCCACACGGGTAATTAGCTTAATGGAAAAGCGGTATTCACTTTTTTCTTTACGTTCAGACGGTTTGTGATTGTTTTCAGGAAGAATACAGATACAGGTTCGAATCCTGTATTACCCACCCCAAAGAGAGGGAGCCGTACACCCTTATAAACGTAGCCATGTTAGAGACTTCAAGGCAGTGAAGCAGAGAGCAATTTGTTAGATAATAATTTAACCCAAAGCCGCTGGAAAGGACAGCGTGAGGTGAGAGCCCTCTTTATATGTTATATTCTATATCCTTATTTATCCCGGTGTGTCCTGGCCGACTATCCGGGAACTATTTTTTTTAACTCATTTATTAACCACTAAAAATTATTGATTATGGGACTTATCAAAAAACCTAACGAACTGACAGTTAAGAATGCCCTGTCGGCATTAATCTACGGACAACCTGGTATGGGAAAGACCACACTGGCGTTAAGCTCTCCCCAGCCACTACTCCTGGACTTTGACGGTGGCGTTCACCGTGTGAATGCAGCCCACCGTGTAGACACCGTACAAATTTCCAAATGGGAAGAGGTGGATGAAGTTCTTACGAGCGGAGAAATTGCCGAATACAAGACCATCGTTATTGATACGGCAGGAAAAATGTTATCCTTCATGGATAAATATATAATGAAAAACAATCCCAAAATGAAGAAAGCGGATGGCACACTGTCCCTGCAAGGATATGGAGTACGAAAAAATATGTTCATCAACTTCGTAAACCAAGTCACACTAATGGGTAAATCAGTAATATTCGTAGCCCATGAACGCGAGGAAAAGAACGGAGAAGACAAACAGATACGCCCGGAAATCGGAGGTTCTTCTGCCGGTGACCTGATTAAAGAACTTGATCTTGTAGGTTATATGGAAGCCATAGGTAAGGACAGAACCATCTCTTTTGATCCGTGCGAGAAATTCTACGGTAAGAATACCTGCAATCTTCCGGCACGCATAAAGATACCAGTTATCATTAATGCAGAAGGTACAATCACCGGACCGAACGACTTTATGACAAAGATTGTAAACACTTATCAGACCTATCAGGAAAAACAGGCAGAACTGTCCTCCGAATATGAAGGTCTTATGGAAGTTATCAAGGGACAGATAGCCATGGTAGCGGATGCGGACACGGCCAACGAAGTGAAACAATCACTGGAGAGCCTGCAGCATATCTTCGACAGCAAATTACAAGCAGGTATGCTACTGAATAAAAGATGCAAGGAATTAGGATTGAAATTCGACAAAGTCAAAAAAATATATGAAGCAGCCTAGTTATAGAATCTATCCCTCATTACTTGACAAATTCGACAAGTATCTGAGAGCTGATGAAGAAGTGGAAAACTTCTGGAACATTGATAATGAAACCGGAGAGTATAAACGCTCTCCGGAAGAAATCGAAGAGAGCCTGAAGCAAGACCTTCTGGATGCTATCAACCGTGTACCGTTTGAGAGTGAAGCAGCCGACAAGGGAACAGCCTTCAATGCTATCATTGACTGCTATGTCCATTGCGAAAATCACGTGCCGACAGAGCGTTCCCCCTACTCCATCATTGGCGATAAGGAAACCAATACCATACAAGTAGCTTTTCCAGCAACGGATATCGCACCTGCACGGCATTTCCTTTTTGACAGACAATGGTGTATAGAACAGGCAGAGTATTTCAAAGGCTCATTAAGTCAGGTCTATGTATCCGCCATTCTTCCTACCCAGTACGGAAATGTGGAGTTATACGGATTTATCGACGAACTCCGAAAGGATGTTGTTTATGACATAAAATCCACATCTAAATACGAGTTCGGCAAATACGCCCACGGGTGGCAGCGCCATGTTTACCCTTATTGCCTAATTGCCTCCGGTCAGATGGAAAGCATAAAGGCATTTGAGTTTACGGCTTATGCGCTGAAAGGCGGTACCAGCCGCACACCGCTTATCAGTGGTACGCAATATCCGGAATATTATACTTACAATCACGAACAGACAGTGAAACTGCTCACGGCACACGTAGAACATTTCATAGAGTTTTTGGAAGCTAATAGAGAATCTATCACGGACAAGAAGATTTTCGGACTGGAATAATGGCACAAGAAGCTATCCTTATAAAAGAAAAAGGTGTGGTAACACTGAACAAGTCCTTTGATTTCATGTGCTCGCAGCTCCGTAACGGTCGTTACAGGTTAATTATCGAACGTTACACAGAGCCGCGCACATTAAGTCAAAACGCCCTAATGTGGCTTTGGTTTACCTGTATCGAACAGGAAACAGGAACGGACAAACAGGACGTACATGATTATTACTGCAACCTATATCTACGAAGGACAACCATTATCAAAGGAAAAGAAACGGTCATAGCCGGAAGCACATCGAAACTGAACACACTGCAAATGACGGACTTTTTGAATAAGGTCAAAGCAGATGCAGCCACGGAACTGGGAATAACACTTCCCCTTCCGGAAGACCGTTATTATAACGAATTTGTCAACGAATATAAATATAGAAGATAATGAAGATCATAAAAGCTAAAATCACCAAGGACAGTACCTTGGTGGCCACCTACAAGGATGAGAATGGTACAACCACCGTAGAAGGCAAGAATCTGGTAACATCAGACCTTATCAATGCGTTCAGCAAGCTGAATCCCCACGCCGCTTTGCTTACAGAACAGAAAGAAGTGGACGGTATAGAATCAGTAGATGAAGTGCCTGATATCATAGGACAGGTGCTTGACGTTACAGGGTATTCCATTGGCGGAGATGGAGATAATGAAGGGGTTACTCTGGTAGCCAAACGTTTTCTCAAAACAGGAAAAGTTCTGAACCTATGCGCTCCGTTCACCATGTTCAATAATGAGAATGAATCGTATATCAATGCCTTCGAGCTGGAGCAGGAAATCCAATCCTGTGAGTTCGAAGTCAAAGAGTATCTGTTCAACAAAAAATGGCGAATTGTACAACAGGAACTTCCGTTTGAGGAAGACACGGCGAACGCAGACGTACAACCGGACGCCATTCCAGAAGCCGGTACAGACTTCAATCAAGAGGTTGCGGAATTCCAGCAGGCTATGAATGATGCAGGGGTTGACATAATAATGAACGGAAAGAAAATTAAATCACGTAAACCACGTAAAGTCAAACAACTTGCATCATGATACCGCCGTCCCCATTTTGCGTAACTACTACCCCCAACTGCTTCAAACTAGCCTTCCCATACCATCCAAGATTAGTGGAGCTAGTCAAACGGATTCCAAGTGTAAAACAGAATATCCGGGCAGCCTATATCGCTGACGAAAAAGCTTGGAAGGTATCTCTACAAGATAAGGAATACGTGAGGATGATGGCAGATTGGGCGGTACAGACAAGGATATGCAGCCGGGTACAGCACAAAGTGACAACAAGAGAGTATAATGACTATACTATTCCCGACCTTCCAAAACTTACGGTTCCACACGGATTGCTGTTGGAACCGTACGAATATCAGAAAGAAGGCATCGCTTATGCGCTACAGCACAAGCGGTGCATATTCGGGGACCAACCGGGACTGGGAAAGACATTACAGGCAATAGGCACGGTTACGATAGCAAAAGCGTATCCGTGCCTTGTCATTTGTCCGGCCGCATTGAAAATAAACTGGCAACGTGAATTTAAGAAATTTGCCGGAAAAAATGCCATGATTCTGGATGATCGCAATAAAGCCAGTTGGCACCGTTTCTTTGAGACTAAATGCTGCAACATATTCATAACAAATTATGAATCACTGAAAAAGTTTTTTGTACTTAAAGTAAAGGAGGATGCACGGTTTACCATGAAATCCATTGAGTTTGATCCACGAATATCGTTATTCAAATCCGTAGTCATTGACGAATCACACAAGTGCAAATCCACCAAGACCCAGCAATCCAAGTTCGTAGAAGGAATATGTAAAGGCAAAGAATATATCTTGGAACTGACGGGAACCCCAGTAGTGAACAACAATACAGACCTTATACAACAACTCAAGATAATGGGACGATTAGAGGATTTCGGAGGATACAAGTATTTCGTAGAGAGGTTCTGCGATGGACCTAAACAGTCAAGCAATGTGAAAGAACTGAACTGGAGGTTATCATCGACCTGCTTCTTCCGGCGCGAAAAGGCCAAGGTACTCACTCAGTTGCCGGACAAGTCACGCCAATATATAGAGGTGGACATATCCAATCGCAAAGAATACGACAAAGCGGAAGCCGACCTGATACAGTATCTCCGGACTTACAAGAATGCGGACGATGAAAAGGTGGCCAAGGCATTAAGAGGCGAGGTAATGGTGAAAATGGGAATATTGAAAGCCATATCAGCCAGGGGAAAAATCAAAGTCTTTTCCGAATTCATCCATGACGTGATTGACGGAGGTGAGAAACTGATAGTCTTTGCTTACCTGAAAGAAGTAGTACAGGAATTAAAGAAGATATTCCCTGAAGCTGTCACCGTTACAGGCGAAGACAATGCTACTCAAAAACAGACAGCGGTAGACCGCTTCCAAAACGACCCTTCTTGCAAGCTGATCATCCTTAACTACAAATCAGGAGGTACAGGTCTTACATTGACAGCTTCCAGCCGTGTGGCGTTTATCGAGTTCCCATGGACTTTCTCCGATTGTGAGCAGGCAGAAGACCGAGCGCATCGGAACGGACAGAAGAACAACGTAAACTGTTACTACTATCTTGGAAAGGATACTATCGACAAATATATGTATGATGTCATTCAGACCAAAAAAGGAATAGCCAACGGAGTGACAGGGACGGATGATGTGATTAAGGAGAATGTGGTAGATATGGCAATGAACCTATTCAACGGAAGAATATGAGAAAACAGACAACACCATTATCAGAAAGCCAAATACAACATGATTGTTTGGTATGGTTCCGGTTACAATATCCCAAACTAGTACGTATGCTTTTTGCAGTGCCCAACGGTGGCAAACGTGATGCCAAGACAGGAGCACGGATGAAGTATGAAGGAGCAGTGAGAGGTGTGGCAGACTTGATCCTGCTCATACCCAAAAAGGGATGGGCTTCCCTCTGCATAGAGATGAAGACACCGAAGGGTACACAGAGCGAGCACCAACGAACGTGGCAGACAGAAGCAGAGAGATACCAAAACAAGTATGTTATCTGCCATTCACTACAGGAGTTCATAAACGAAGTAAATTCTTACCTACAATGACTTATATAGATTACGTAAACCAATTTTGGAAGACACATCAGAGTGTAGCATTTTCCTCGAACGAAGTTTATTTGTACTTCTTCCTTTTGAACGAGTGCAATAGTCGGGGTTGGGAGAATCCGTTTGAGTGTCCCAACAGACGAATCGTCCTCGCAACCGGTATATCAGAACCAACCGTAATTGAAGTCAGGAACAGATTACAGCAAAAAGGTTTACTACAGTTTGAGTCAGGTAAGAAAAATGCGAAATCGCCCGTTTATTACTTAAATGATTTAAGTAAACCCTTAAGTAAACTCTTAAGTAATGACTTAAGTAAACCTTTAAGTAAAAAGGCTAACATTAATATAAGACTTAAGAGTAAAGATAATAATAACTCTAGCGAGTTATTTATGCCCGACCAGGAAAAACCTAAAAAGAAGCCTTCAAAACCAAAAACCGAATTTATAGCCCCTACCCTGGAACAGGTGAAAGATTACTTCCGTGACAAGCTCCCGGACTGGGAACAGCAGGCGGAGATATTCTTCTACCACTTCGATGCGCTAAGCTGGAAAAACACCAACGGGGCTAAAATTGAACGATGGGACAGCCGGGCTAACCTTTGGATAATCGAAAAAAGACTTCAAAATGGAAACAAGCCTACAAAAACAGATCACTGTGATAATGTCCCCAGGACAGATACCTCAATCCAGGAAAAAGCCGGAGACACTGACACCGCTCCAGCAGACCTTGAGAAATGGATCAACAGCCTCCCAATTGGTTGACAACTGGTCCGGCACGCAAGCCCAGCTGAATTGTAACCTGACATTAGCACAAGCAATCAGGATTGAGGGTATTCCCACCCTTGCGGACATCAATGTTGCCTTCGGCAACACCACATCAGTCAGGATTATCACAGAGCACCTGCAATCAATCCTCCGATACGCAGGAATTGATATCGCACCTCAACAACTTGCCGAAACGGCGCTAAGCATATTGGCCAGCTATTATTTTCTCAATCTAGCCGAGCTTTGCATATTCTTCACACAGCTTAAAAACGGGAGCCGTGGACAGTTCGTATGGGGAAACAGGATAAACAACCAGTCCATTATGGTAGCCCTATCGGACTTTTGCAGGGATAGAAGAGACGAGCACGTCAAACTGTCCAATGAAACCGCCATGAAACAATCCCAAAAAGGTTTCACCCGGATAGAAGATGCAGCGTGCGCCATGATTGAGGGAGTAAAAAACATTCAGGAGCTCAAAGAAAAGGCTAAAAACGATTTCAGCGCCTTCACAGAACTTTTTCCTAACGTTCCCAATAACCATACTGCCTACACCTATTGGAAGGCATACGGGGGAAATGAGGATGCAATACGGGCTATATACGGAGATAATGCACCACCCCCCAACATTGCGAGTGATGATATCGGCAGGTTTCTCTGTGATTATAATATCAGAATCAATCGAAAATAACTAATATAATCAACCACTTCAAAATCAAATTTATCATGGCAAAGAATGACAGTTTCAAACAGGCAATCAAAGCCTATCTGGACAAACGGGCGGAAGAAGATTCACTGTTCGCCCCCAAATATGCGAATGAGAAGAAAAGTATTGATGAATGCTGTAGTTATATCATGGGTGAAGCCAGGAAGCGTGGTAACGCCATAGCGATTTCAGACGAGGAGGTCTACGGGATGGCAGTGCACTACTATGATGAGGACGATATCAAAATAAACCGGCTGCCTGCCGGAGAGAAAGCGTCCGTATCATCCCCCGCCAAACCTGTGGAACTCACCGAGGAAGATAAGAAAGCGGCACGTGACAGAGCAATCGCACGGCTAGCGGAAGAACAATACCAGACACTCAGGAAGAAAAACGTCCGAAAGAAAGCGGATGATAATGTACAACAAATGAGCTTGTTCTAATCATGAAACCGAGAACGAAACTTGAGAAACGTGTAACCGGACTGAGCAGCAAACTGTCCGCCGTTACCGAAGTACAAAAAGAATGGGCGAAAGAACATATATTCACCCACGAAGCATATAGGTGCAAGGATGAGCTATGGTGTTCCGAGTGCGGCGGAACATGGATAGACACAAGCAATAGCGAGCTGGGGACTACCCTGCTCAGTGATACGACCGAATGCCCGTACTGCCACCACAAACTGGACGTAAAGATCAGCCGGAAACGAAAAGTCGAGGAAGAAAAGTACATGTCCATCTTACAGACCGCCGGAGAGTTCCAGATCATAAGGCATATACTATGCTGCAAGTACGTCAGAAAAAGGAATTTTGATTTGAACAGCAGACAGGATTATATTCACTATGCTTTCTTTGAAGTGGTTCAGGAATGGATCACCGTCGAGGGGAAACGCACCATCATGGCAAAACCGATGAATATGGGAAGCAGCGGATGGATATATTCGGAACCACTGAGCATAAAGGGTGAATACGGCAGTTACAGCTGGAATTATCGTGGAGACCTATATGCGATATGGGGATGGATATATCCAAGAAAGAAACTAATCCCGGAATTGAGAAAGCGGGGAATCGGGAAACGGTTCCCCGATGTACCCCCCTCAAAACTTGTACGAGACCTTCTGAAAGGTGGCAATGATGCGGAATTATGTATCAAGACCGGACAGACGGATATGTTAAAGCACATGTACAAAACGGGCTATTACCAACTCCGATATAAACCGTCCTTCAACATCTGCAACCGCAACCGTTATACAATCAGAGATGCAAGCATGTGGAATGACTATATAAGCCTGCTGTCCTATTTCCACAAGGATCTGCATAACGCCAAATACGTATGTCCCAAAAATTTAAAAGCCGAGCACGACAGATTACTAAGAAAGAAAAATGAAATTGAGGCAAGGCAAAGAAGGGAAAGGGACAGAATAAAGGCTATCCAAAAAGAAAAGCAGCTCAAGGAGGATATAGCATCATTCTACAACCGGATGGAAAGATTCTTCGGCATGGAAATCAAAGGCGACGGCATAGTCATCCGTCCGCTTGAAAGCGTAACCCAGTTCTACAAGGAGGGCAAAGCCATGCACCATTGTGTATACGCCAACAGGTATTACAGACGCAGTGAATGCCTGATCATGACAGCCATAGTCGGAGAAAAACATGTGGAAACCATCGAAGTGAATCTTAAATCTTTTCAGATAGTACAGTCAAGAGCCGTATGCAACGGAACATCGGAGTATCATGACTGCATTATCCGGCTGGTGGAGAAGAACATGAGTCTGATCAAAAAACTTACTGCATGAACATCTATCACACAGAACCCAGATTCGACTGCGAGAAATTCGCTCCATGCGGGCGCATCTCCCTGCACAAATGCCGGAAGTACAAAGGCAGACTGGATGAATGCAGGGGATGTACGCTTGTACACCGTAAAGCCAAGACGGTTGCCGGTACGGAAGCCGGAAGAAAGGTTTGTCCGCATTGCGGACGTTCCCTTCCGCTCCACCGGTTTTATAACAGGACTGTCAGATGTGGGGATAAGGAATACCGATGTCTCACCTCCTGGTGCAAGATGTGTATGAGTGAAGTCGCAGCGGAAAGAAATCGTAATAATTAATTTAAAAATCCAATGAAAAACGTAACGAAAATAGCCAAGAAGTCCGCAGGGCTTAGCCAAAAATGCTCGATTTGCCCACTTATGCAAAGATGCACTTTAGAAATCCATAGAGCCTGTTTTGACAGCTTTGTAGAGGGTTTCAAGAAAGGGGCCAGAGCTGCTGAAAAAGAAATAAACAAGAAATTCAAATCGGAACAGATATGAAACAGACAACCACGTCCGAATTTAAATATTGGCTCCGGATACATGGCATCCAATTAAAATGGTTGGGTACTGGTACCAAAAACAATCCAATCAAGATTAAATCAAAAAAAAGAAATAAATAACCATGAATAGTGACAGACAGAAGATATTAACTGATTATATTTCTTACATATACACGACAGGAAGGACTTATGATACTGTCGGGAAATATATCAAGCATGTCACGGATTTTTTAGAAATGGCCAAAGAAGTGAACCGCCGTGGCTATTTGAATTATAAACGTGAAAATGCTGATGTCATGGTGCGTCATTCGCTAATGTGTTCAGCTATATGCGATCTATTATCCTATCTCAACATCGGATATGGAAAAAGGGAAAAGGCGGTGAAACCTTTGGAAAAACTTGATGTCATTTCGGATAAGAACAAGAAACAACTTAATGATTTCATTGTGTGGCTGACCGACAACAATGATTACTCTTCTCATACAGTTGATATATATTACACATCAATGAAGAAGTATTTCGAGTATGCCAATGAGGTAAACATGGATAATTGCAGGAGGTTTATAAAAAGTCTCGAAGAAGAAAAATTATCTCCCGCTACCATCCGGTTACGTATTACAGCCATTGAAAAGTTCTCTAAATGGATGAAAAAGCCGATAGAATTAAAGAGACCTAAAATGAAACGTAAGCTGGATATTTCTAATGTTCCTACCGAGAATGAATATAATCGGTTACTGGAGTATCTGAAAACAAAACTCAACAAGGATTACTATTTCTTCATCAAGGTATTGGGTACTACAGGAGCCCGGCTCTCGGAGTTTCAGCAATTCACATGGGAGGATATAGCAATTGGCGAGGTTGTTTTGAAAGGGAAAGGAAACAAGTATCGGCGTTTCTTTTTCCAGAAGCAATTACAACAGGAGGTGAAGGACTATATAAAGGAGACAGGCAAGTCCGGTACTCTTGCTGTCGGGAGATACGGACCGTTGACTCAGAGAGGTTTTTCACAACACCTGAAAGCATGGGGTAAACATTGTGGTATCGATTCAAAAAAAATGCACGCGCATGCCTTCCGACATTTTTTCGCTAAAATGTTCCTGAAAAAAAACAAAGATGTTATTCAACTGGCCGATCTTCTCGGTCATGGAAGTGTAGACACAACAAGAATTTATTTACAGAAAAGTTATGACGAACAAAAAAAAGATTTTAATCGAAACGTTACATGGTAGTGTTGCGCAGCTCAATGAACTGTCATCCATGACCGAAGGGATAGACATCTATGACGATACCGGGCATGTTGACACCGATTTCTTGATCGAAGCGATATCTTGCGTCAGTGCCTTCATGGACGCAAGCAACATAGTTGTAGAAAAAATATCTTCACTGTTAGCGCCGGATGTTCCGATAGCTGAAAAGAAAAAGCAGGCTGACGAAGGCAAAAAATGGAGTGTGGAAGAGATATTGAAACATTGTACTCTTGAGGACGGTGTTCTGAAACTTCCTCAAGTTCAATTTAACAAAAAGTCTTATGCTGAAGCAAAGAAGTGGATAGAAGAAGCCGGCGGCTCATGGCAAGGTGGAAAGGTACAAGGTTTCACATTCCCGTTTAATCCGAAACGTGTGTTTTCCGTTTTGAAAGAGGGTAAACGGTGCAACCTACAGCAGGATTACCAGTTTTTTGAAACTCCGTCCGATGTTGCCGACTGGCTGGTTATGCTTGCCGGAGGAATACATGAAAATGATACGGTATTGGAGCCGAGTGCCGGCCGCGGTGCTCTCATTAAAGCCATTCATAGGGCTTGTCCTTCCGTAACAGTGGAATGCTATGAACTGATGCCGGAAAACAGAGAGTTTTTGCATTCGTTGGAAAATGTGATACTCCTTGATGAAGACTTTACGAAAGACAGTGTAGGGCATTACACTAAGATTATTGCAAATCCTCCGTTTTCCGGTAATCAGGATATAGAGCATGTCAGGCTTATGTATGATCGATTGGAAGAAGGCGGCACGCTTGCAGCAATAACTAGCCAACACTGGAAATTCGCTTCGGAAAAGAAATGTATTGATTTCCGCAACTGGCTGAAAGAAGTACATGGAGAAGTTTTTGAAATTGGAGCTGGCGAGTTTAAAGAGAGTGGAACTACTGTTAGCACTATGGCGGTTGTAATAAAGAAATAATTCAAAAAAAAATTAGTATGTTGACAATAGAAATACCAAAATCAAATAGAAGAAAATCCGAGGAAGACGAACTTGCATCTTTCATCCTCTCGGAAATCAAAAAGAAAGGCGAATGTGTTTACTTTCATTATGGCGTAGGATGGGGAAATAACTGGCCTCATTGTTGGGCAAAAAATACTGGAAGTGACGCTAAAGACAGACACCAAATTTCGGAGTTGGCGCACGATAATGTCATAAGAGCATTTATAGACAAGGGCTATTCTGTCGAGTATAGAAGTGAAATAGCCGCCGGAAGATATGTGATTATCAGAGGATAGCTACAATGGAAATGAAAACGAAAACAAGTAAAGTCACGTTTCTACTCCGTTCCAAAAATCTGCAAAAAGCATTATCTATCTTTCCCACTTTTCATATTAACGTTCATCAAAGAAGAATGCAAGACTTTACAAGTTACCAGTGAAATACTTTCCTGTAATTCTTTATCTTACCAGCAATTCGGCATTGATATCAACAAAGGAATTATAACACACATAACAAAGTATTGACAAGCCGTGTCAGTACTTTGTTTTCCTCATTTTTCCCCTTAGCTCCCTTATTAAGTACCTTCGTTTCTGTAACGCAAAAAAAGCAATTATGGAAATTATTTACAGAAAACTAGAGGAACTGAAGAAACTGGAAAACAATCCAAGAACTATTTCGGATGAACAGCTAGACAAACTTAAAGAGTCAATCCGAAACAATCCGGATTATTTCGAAGCCCGACCGATCATCCTGTCAGACCGTACTGGCGAATTGATCATTATAGCCGGAAACCAAAGGTATGATGCCTGTATATCGCTAGGTATGCAACAAGTACCGACCGTTCTTATTCCCAACCTGACCGAGGAAAGGGAACGTGAGCTAATCATACGTGATAACGTTAACAACGGACAATGGGACATAACCAAGTTGTTTGACTGGGATTGTAACGAGTTGCTTAATTGGGGTATGGAAGGCATCAGCTTTCCTGATCCGACAGATTTTTCAGAAGATATAGAAGACAGTCATAATGTACTCAAGAACGCAAACTATGAAGCCGGAGCTCATATCAAATATTTAGTATTTGAGGGGTATAAGATTCCAGTCAGTGAAAGCGAACTGGAAGCACTGAAAGCACGGGCTTCTGAATATTTGGATGAGAACGGTGTAATGGTTGGTTTTGTTAATAATCTACTTGGCTTATGATGGAATACATAGACATATCAATATTGAACCCGGCAGAATATAACCCACGCCTGCTCACTAATGAAGCACAAGAAGATTTAAAAAAATCCATCAAGGAATTAGGCATTATCAAACCGATCATCATACGTCAATCGGATAAACGTATCATGGCAGGACACCAACGTACAAAGACAATGAAGCTGCTTGGGTATACCCATGTTCCAGCCTTTATTCTTGACGGTGTAAACTCCACCGATGAAGTAAGGTTCAACCAACTTCACAACTATGCGGAATGTGAGTTGTCGGAAATCCAACCAGAAATCAATGTAAGTCTTCCTAAAGGAACAGAAGGATTTTATACTGTATCCAACAAAGATATCTCCATTCTTTCCAAAGGAGGAAACAACTCACGTGTTGTTGACCTTACGAAAATGATTCTCCGTTACGGCCAGTTTGCAAATGCCGTATGTGACCATACCGGGAAAGTGATCATCTCAACAGTATATGCCAAAACGGTAAAACTATTAGGTATGGACCTACTTGTATATGTCCTTCCAGAAGGGAAAGAAGAAATCGCGCTCAAATACTTCTCTAAGGAATATGGAGTGTTCGAGTATTCCCATCTGGAACGAAAGACCTATATACAGTCTTTTGCCCAAAAGGCACGGCTACGGCAAAAGAACGGGGTTCCAAGCAAGCGTAGCCATTCAACGTTGTATGAAACGCAGGTTATACCATACATCACCAAGGATATGCGCATACTCGATTTCGGTGCCGGACAAAAGGATTACGCAACCATACTGAAGAAAAAAGGCTATCTCATTGACGCCATTGAATTCTTCCACCGCAAAGATGGAGCGGACATCATTGATGAAAAGGAAATCAGGCAAGACTGTGCTTCCATATGCAAGACCTTGTCGGACTACGGGCTGTACGATGTGGTTGTGTGCGATAGCGTGTTGAACTCTGTGAACTCAGAAGAGGATGAAAAGAATGTCTTACTTTCGTTATCAGCATTATGCAAGCCCGGAGGAATGATATTCTGGTCTGGCATTCCGCTGCTGTTCGCCCAGAAATCATCTGAACGCAAGGAAACACACGACCATCGTTCTAAAGCCGTATTTCTTGACGCAAAGAACTTCACAGCCAACTTCCGTTTTGGTGAATGGTACTTCCAGCATTATCATTCCACAGCTGACATCGTCAGATTAAACACAGCTTACATCGGAAAGGATTTTAACATATTCGATAAAGGAATGAAGATAAGCCCAGAAAAAGAGTTAAGAGGTTCGTCATTTCAAGTAGCATCAACCAACGGAAGGAGCGCAAGTAAGAGTGATTATCTGAAAGCGTTGCAATATGAATTCACACTTCCTCTTCCCAATAATCGCAAATGGGATTTGGACAAAGAAATTATACCAATCTTTAAAACACTATAAACAATGGCAGCACCTAAAGGAAATCAGTTTTGGATGTTACGCAGCAAGCATGGCAGGGATAAACTCTTCGCCACGCCTGAAGCGTTATGGGAGGCGGCGTGCGAATATTTCCAATGGTGTGATGAAAACCCATGGACAACAAGAAAGGCTATACAACGTACCATGCCTGTTAGACGCAAAAAAGGTAAAAGAACAGAAACTGTTAATGAACAGCAAACACAACAAGAAGTTTCACCTACACAGCGCCCCTACTCTCTCACCGGATTATGTATCTATCTAGGTACTTCATCACGTTGGTGGAGTAGCTTCAGAAGTGAATGCATGAAAAAAAATGATGAAGATTTTTTGCACGTCATCGCGCGGGTGGAAGAAACCATCGAGACTCAACAATTTGAAGGAGCCTGTGTTGGCGCTTTCAATGCAAACATTATAGCCCGAAAGCTAGGGTTGTCCGACAAACAGGAAGTGGATCATACAACACAAGGCAAACCCTTCAACGGATTTGACTTTCTTCCCTATACTCCCGAAGCTGACAAATTGAAGTGATATGGAGCAAAAGGTTAACTTAAAACAGCGATTGGCATACAATTTTCTTCGTGACAGCAAAACGAAATTTTTATTGTATGGTGGTGCCGGAGGTGGTGGTAAATCATGGCTAGGCTGTGAATGGCTGATGCAATGTGCCTACTATCTTCCCGGTACTCGCTGGTTTGTTGGCCGAAATAATTTGAAGGATAGCCGTGAGTCCGTTACCGTGACCTTCAATAAGGTAGCATCTTCTCACAGTTTCACGGCATACAAGACAACAAATGAAGGGATAGCCTTCGACAACGGAAGTGAAATCGTTTATATTGACTTGACGTATTATCCGGTGAAAGATCCGATGTATGAACGATTGGGGTCTAAGGAATATACAGGAGGATGGATAGAGGAAGCTGGTGAAGTGCACTACCTTGCCTTCGAAGTCTTGAAAACCCGTATCGGCCGCCACATGAACGATGTATATCATGTACCCGGAAAGATACTTATCACCTGCAACCCGAAGAAAAACTGGCTATACCGTGAATTCTACAAGCCCTGGAAAGAAGACAAATTACAAGCTCCTTATGCATTTATCCAAGCTTTGGTGCAGGATAATCCTTGGGCAACAGAAGACTACATCGAAAGTCTTCGAAACACAAAAGACCGGGTAACAAAGGAACGCCTATATTTCGGCAATTGGGAGTATGATAATGACCCGACTGCCCTGTGTAACTACGACGCTATCTGTGACTTATTCACGAATGAGTTCATTGCTCCTGCAGGTGAATCTACCGGTTCTGCAGACCTTGCAATGAAGGGACGAGACAGATTTATCGCCGGTCATTGGAAAGGGAATGTGTGTTTTATCAAACTGGATCAGGAATACAGTACTGGAAAATCCATTGAAACAGACCTGAAGCGGATGATGATAGAATGCTCTATTCCTCGTAGTAAGATGATTGCGGACTCCGACGGATTGGGGAACTATCTTGAAAGCTATCTGAACGGTATCAAGGAGTTTCATGGAGGAGCACGACCTATTAATCCTGAATTTGACAATTTGAAATCAGAGTGTGCCTTCAAACTGGCTGAGATGATTAACAATCGATTGCTTCGTATCGTATGCACGGAAGCACAGCGAGAACGGATCATTGAAGAATTGTCAGTTCTCAAACAAGCACATATTGATGCAGACACACGGAAGAAAGGAATAATCAGCAAAGAAAAAATGAAAGAAATATTAGGTCATTCCACAGATTACCTTGATATGCTGATAATGGCAATGATATTCCGCATCAAACCAACACCCAAACGACCAAAAGCAAAAATAGGAAAGATATGACAGTAAAAGAATTTTTGACAATAAGCAGCATTGCCACCGAACCCGAGGTCATTAGAACCAAGTTGGATGAACTGAAAAAACCTTATCAACTAGGGCAGTATAAGACACCAGATACCCTAAACGACATAAATATGGGAGAACTGATGCAACTGCAATCCATCGCAACAGAACACGATATCTTGTTCGTTCCCTGTACTGTACTGATGGGGCTGAGTAAACGTTATATATCCCAACTTCCAGCTACCGATGTACTGGGATTCGTACAATGGGTGGCCAAAGAAGTTGAACGAATAAATAAACTATTCGCGTCGACTAATGTACCACCCACACCCGAAGAGAAGCAAGCAGGATCCGAATTGCTAAATTTTGGACCTTTCGGCATGATTGATTACTATGCGCAGCGCATGGGTATCACTGATCATGCAGAAGTAGACAGCGTGCCATGGGTCAGAGTATATAAATGTCTTGACATGGACGCCAAAAGAGTAAGATTCGAACGTAGATTAAGAAACATATTAAGTAAGAAGAAATGACGGTAGAGCAAAAAATTAAAAAGATAGTAGACTCCATGGAGGGTGTAAGTTACCTTTTTGACAACTGGCAAACAGCCAATATAAGACTGGACAAGATTAAATTGCCGGCAGTGCTTAATCTCCTTCCTGTAAGCGGAACTTTTAATCTAGGCAGACAGCAGTTAAGAGACTGCCCCAACTGTATGATGGCATTCATGGATAAAACCAAGTTCGATTTTGATGGCACAGAAAATGATGCAGTGATAGAAGGATGCAAGAATAAAGCCAAGGAATTCATATTGCTATTGAACAGGAGTGGGATGTTCAAAGAAATATCAGGAGATATCCCTTATTCTGTTTTCTATGACAAGCTGGATGTTAATGTAACCGGAATAGTTATCCAACTTAAGTTAGAAGAGATAATGGGTACTGTTATTTGCAACAAGAGCGTAAAAGAGATTGTATATGGCAGCAGAAACTAAAGCCGGAACCCTAAGGATAATAGGTGAAGAGCTGGAAGCGTTACGCAAGCGAATTATAGCCAACCATGAAGCAGCCGGACAAGTAGCCAGTGGAAGGACAAAGGGCAGTCTGAAAGTAGAAATGTCGGAGGACGGAGGCGTTTTGTGGGGCAGGCAGGCATTCGCTGTACTAGAAACCGGACGTGGACTAGGGAACGTTCCGAAAGGATTTTACAAGATTATCCGCCAATGGGTGGAAGATAAGGGTATACAAGTAAAGAAGCCCGATTCCTTCGCCTACCTTGTCGCTAGAAAGATAGCCAAGGAAGGAACGGAACTATACCGAAACAGAAAACATGAGGAAATCTATTCCCGTGATCTAGAAAATACCGTGGACAATATAGCTAGCAGGGTATCGGCTATATATGAAACAGAAGTTGAACATATAAATCTGAATTTCGACAATGAGAACACATACGATAGATAATACAACAATTGAATATCCTGACCAAATAGGATTCTGCTTTAATCCTGTGATAATAAATATCCTTGGCGGAAACTATCAATCTGTTACTGCAACGGTAACGGACACCACCACAGCCACATCAGACAGAGAGAACAGAGCGACGTTCGGTGGTTCCTGCTTCTTTGACCTATCATTCTATACGCAGAGCTATTTTGACGAATACAGAGAAGTCGATTACAAGTCAACTCACGCCGAAGATAGTAAGTTAGGACGTCTGTTTAGCATAGAGCTTGATATGTATAACGAATCAGGAACACTTGAAAACAGCTTCCAGTTCAACGTATTCATATTGTGGGGAGCCAGTAAGGTTGGAGAGCAGTATAATGGAAGCCGAGTGCTGACATGGTTCAAAAACTACCCATTCTCTGTAGGCTTATACTCTGCAACATCAGGGAATGTAAAAGTAACTATAGATGGTTCCGAAAGCTCCCCTATCGCATTATCAGGACAAAATGCATGGAATATCATTCTTGCTGGAATAGATGCTTCAGACAGGGTGGAATTTTATCTACCTGGAAGTAATACGGCAGCATCTGTTTTTGACCACACCTTTGATTTCACCTTCCGAGGGCTGCTCAATATGGCCACAAAGATCACTTGTAAGGTTGACAATTCAGACTGTGGAATATACTTGAGATGGATCAACCGCCATGGAATGTGGTGTTACTGGCTATTCATGCAAGGAGACGAGACTTCGCAGGTATCCAATGACGGAGAGTTCATCAGAAACAATATGCAGGATTACAGTTACAAGAACGGATACCATGGAGGTAGCGGACGAAAGCAAAGGAAAATGGAAGAAACGACACTTCCCGTATGCGCTCCATTAATAGACAGCATAACTTATGACTTCCTTTACCAAATGGCCACATCTCCTGTTGTTGATATGTTCATGGGCTATGATGATAACGGTAACGCCAGATGGATGGCCGTAAATGTGTCTGTGGGAAATTTCGTCAAACAGCGGGTATCACTGCAAGACTTTGAAGCGAACATTATATTACCTGAAACTAACGTGCAGAGCTTATGAGAAATGAATTATTATATGTCGGTGCCAACAACAAATTAGTAGATATGGACGACAGCACCAATATCACATTAAAATACAAGAATAATATATTCACCGATATAGGCAAAATTGTAAGTAACACAAGCTACACTATTAAACTTCCAAACACAGTGAGGAATCAGTCTGCATTTCTTCACGCAGACCTGCCATCCTGCCAATATTCCGTTGCTTCATTTTACCTTGACGCTAGATACATAAGAAACGGAGTAGAAATTATCAAAGGGGCAAAAATATACTTGATAGGCACGTCTGATGTGTTTGAAACCGCATTAATATGGGGAAACGCAACACAATTTTCAAGTATTGCCAATGAAGAAAAAAAACTGCAAGATTTAAAAGAACGTTGGCATTATGAAAGCCAAGGGAATGATCCATTTCCTGATTATTACATCGAATGGAATAGCGGAAAGAACGTAAGCCAATATGATAGTCATGGAGATTTCTTTTTCCCAAAAGTAAATTACAATATACGTTCAGCCGATAAAGACTTACCCTATCATCCGGCAGTTAAAGCAACATGGATTTTAGAACATATATCACTTGATAATGATGTGATATTCATTTTTCCAAGTGAACAGCAAGCAGTCTTGAACAAGCTGTTTATCCCATTGCTGACAAGAAATGACGGGTTGGAATTCTCTCAAAAGAATGAACTGTGGTTGAATGCAAAATATTACCTTAACCAAGGAACCGGGCCTATTGAACTTTACTTCGAAAATAAAGAATATTCATCATATTATGGAACGGTAAATAAAAGCTCGCTAAGCGAAGGCACATTCATTAGTGGAATAAAGACAAAAGGAAACTCCATAAAGCTCAATGCTTCAGGCAAAGTATCAATACATACTTTAACTTCTTTCTATCCCAGCAATGCAGCCATGATAGCTTATTATATTGAGAACGGAGAGAACAATGAAATATTCAACATAGGATATACGGATATAATAAGCAATGGAGGAAACTCTTACAATATTACGTTTGAGTTCGAAGGTGTAGAGTCTGACTCAGTAAACAAAGGTACAGATATCCGGTTTGGATTCACAAATATCGGATTTATTGCAGACGTATCAAACGGTGTAGATGGAATCATAAATCTAAGAATGGAAAACAGCCTTGTATCGCCCAAGCAACCAGACGAAAGTATTCTTAACGGGAATGGTCATTACCCCATTATACCAAATTTGCCAGATATGACACAGCTTGATTTTATTAAAGCAATATCTACCATGCTAGGCGTATTTGCATATCCTATTGAAGGCACGAACATTATAAGATTTATGTCTGTCGATGATATCATAAAGAAAAAAGAACAAGCGTACAATTGGACTAGACGGGTAATAGCATCGTATATGGCCAACAAGCCTAAAGAAATGAAATTCACTATCGATGGCTTTGCACAAAGAAATATACTTAAATACAAAGACGATGATACGGTAAAAGGCAACTACAGTGGAGAAATTACTTGCTTGATCAGCTCATTAGAGAAGTCTAGAGAAATGGCAGAGTTGAAATTTGCAGGATGCGACATGAGAGGAATTACAGCATTCATACGATTGTACAAATATGACGGAGAGGGAAAGGCTGAACTGCAAAAAGTTCAACCAAGAATACTTCTCGAGGAAAACAATGGAGGTCTATCAAATGGAACCTTCACACAATTGTCGTTCACAGATATCATAAAAAGATTCTACACAAGCTTTCAAAATGCAGTGTATACCCCCAAAATCATTAAAGAAAAAATAGAAATAACAGAAAAAGACTTGAGAGACTTAGATATGACCACTCCAGCATATCTGGCCCAATATGGGAAATATTATGCAATTCTATCCGTTACAGCAGAAAATACAGGAATAGCAAATGTTGAATTATTACAATTAGACATCTAAAATTATGGCAGACAAAGTAGAAAAGATACTTGATATCAAAGTGAATTATAATGAGGCTATCAAAGCTATAGCCGAGTATCAGACAAAAATCGACAAAGCCAAAGAAGCAGAGGCGAAACTGAAGGAACAGTTAAAGGCTGGAGACATAAAAAGGCAGCAGTACAATGAAGAAATGGCGGCATCTAAAGCCTATATCAACGACTGTAATGATTCGATACGTGTTATAACGAAAACAATGCAAAATCAGCTCAAGCAGGAGAAGGCACAAGAAAACAGCCTTGTTTCTCTCCGTGCCAAACTGTCAAACCTAACGGCTGAATACGATGCTTTATCCGAAGCGGAACGAAATGCGGATACAGGCATGAACATAAAAAACAGAATTAATGAGGTTACTGATGCTCTAAAGGGCGCTGAAGAAGAGACACAGCGGTATTACCGAAATGTTGGCAATTACAAGGAAGCTATAATGGAAGCCGCCAATGCCAATATCCCGTTCGTGCAGCAGATAAATGTAATGGTGACCTCCTTGGGTGGAGTAAGAAATTATTTGTCTGGAGTAAAAACAGAAATGCTTACTGTTTCGACCACCACAACCGGCTGGATTAAAGTTTTGAAACTGTTGAAAGTTGCTCTACTTGGAACTGGTATTGGAGTATTAATTGTAGCTTTAGGATCTTTGGTATCATGGTTCACCAAAACACAGAAGGGCGTGGAAGCAGCCAATAAGATAATGGGTGCTCTTGGTGCCACTGTAAATGTCTTAATAGACCGGGCAGGCAAGTTGGGAAGTGCTTTAGTGAATCTGTTTACCGGGAACTTCAAACAGGCGGGGAATGATGCCAAATCCATATTCGCTGGTATCGGTGATGAAATAGTCAATGAAACCAAACAGGCGTGGAAGCTGGCAGAAGTCTTGAATGAGATAGACAAGAGGGAAGTCATGCTGTCCATGTCACGTGCCGCTAACCGAGCTGAAATTGAGAAGCTGAAAAAAGCTGCAGATGACCAGACCCTGTCCACACAGGAACGTATCAAAGCTGCGGAAAAAGCTGCAGCAATGGAAAAAGAGGACTTAAAAATCCAAACAGACTTAGCGAAAGCAAGAATTGCCAATATGCTCGGATATACTAAAGTAACAAAGGAAGCCCTTAAGACCATTGAGGACATGCAAAAAGGAGCAATTACAGCAGATGAAGCTATTGGAAAAATCGGTATATCGGAAAGCACTATTGATGACCTTAGGAAATTAAGCGAAGAAGTAAACAGATTAAGTGAATTGGAAGAAAGCAGTTACACCCGTCAGACAGAGCAGCAAAATACCCTAAACTCTATCCGCCAGGAAGGTGCAGACAAAGCAAAGGAAGCAAAGCAAACAGAACTGGAAGCAGTAAGGGCAGCAGAAGATGCTATGCTTGCCTTAGTGAAAGACAAGAGAGAACAAGCACGGAAAGAGATTGAATTGAACTATTCCCGGCAGATTGAGGATTTGCAAATCAGTTTAAAGCAAGAAGAGAACCTTACCGCTAAGGCTCGTGAAGCCATCAACGCCAAAATAAAGGCTTTGGAACAACAAAAATCTATGGAGCTTAGCAAGTTGTCCGATGAGGAGCTGAAAAAAGAACTGGAGAACCGTTTAAAAATGATATCCCTGCAATTGGAATCGGTCAAGGAAGGCAGCGAGCAGGAGTATCAGTTAAAGATACAACAATTACAAGCACAACAAGAGGCGGAACTTACCAGCACAGAACAAACCGAAGAAATGAAACTGGCCATTAAAGCAAAGTACAATACCAAGATAGACGAACTGGCAACAGTTCATGAGCAGGATATTATCAACAAGCAACAGGAAGCCATGCGCATACGCTTTGAAACGGAAATCGCACAAGCATATGATAACGAAGAGGAAATTCTTCGTATAAGGATGGAACAAAAGAAAGCCGAGCTCGATAGCCTGCAGCAAATGGAAGGTGAAAGTATAGAAGCATTCAATCTTCGCAAGCTGGAAGCACAGAATGCTTATCTGAAAGACAAGAGAGAACTGAGCGATAAGGAGATTGAAATAGAACAAGCTAAATATGAAGCAATGGAACAGGTGACAAATGGCCTTGTAGCTCTCACAGAACAAATTGGGGAGTCTGATAGAGGATTTGCTATGGCAAGCAAAATGTTGGCTTTGGCAGAGATCGCCATCAATTCAGGTAAGGCGATCGCAAAAATGGTATCCGCTGAATCAGGGAAAGGTATTCTTGGTATAGCTACAATGGCATCAGGTATTGCAACAATCCTTTCTAACATTGCAAATGCTGTTAAGATAGTAAAAAGTGCTAAATTTGCAGAAGGTGGTTTGGTTACAGGACCGGGGACAGGAACGAGCGACAGTATTCCGGCACAGTTGTCGAATGGAGAATCCGTTATAACCGCCAAAGCTACGTCCATGTTCGCCCCTATCCTATCATCCTTCAATATGATGGGTGGAGGTGTACCTATTAATGTAACAGCAACGAATAATCAAACTTTAGGCGAAGATATGCTGGCCAGAGCAGTCGCCAAAGGAATGATGATGGCTCCTGCCCCTGTCGTTTCTGTAGAAGAGTTTACTTCAGTTGCGAATAGAATTAAATACATAGAAGAAAGCGGTAGTTTATGAAAGCATACGAACTATTATATATAAACAGGAACACTCTTAGGATAATGTCTGAAATGTCATTAGATGCATCAGATATTAAATACCTAGAAATGTATAAAGACTACACCCGTCTTACGGCTGAAGGTCATAAAAAGGCATATATCATGCAGTACCTGGCAGATGAATACAGCATTTCAGAAAGGACCATCTATAGAGTCATTGACAGGTTGTCCGTTGACGTTTCAATTCAATAAGGGGGAAGATTATTCTTCCCCCTATTTTTTTACTGACAAAGCGTGTCAGTGCTATTATGTTCTGAAATTCTTATAGCCATATACCGTTTTTTACCTTTGCTTCAAAATAGATTATATATGGCGAAATTATACATCAACAAAGATATTGTTGCGGATAAAGACAAAATGGAAAATTGGTATCTAACTGGTGAAGAGGGATTGTCTTTTCCCGATATTCAAAATTTCCTATCTTGGATAGATCCGAATGACCACGTTATTGATATTGAGATACATTCATGCGGTGGTGATGCCGTTGAAGGGTATGCCATTTATGACGCCTTACGTGCTTCAGGAAAGCAAATCAGCTGTACTGCAGTAGGACGATGTGCATCCATGGCAACCGTGATATTATTGGCCGCTGCAAAAGAAAGACGTTTTGCTTATCCACATGCAAAGTTTCTTATTCACAAGCCTTATATGGCTTCATACGATGGAGACCTTGATCTTGAAACCCTAGAATCAATAAAATCAAACTTGGAGAGTGAAAAAAACAAGATGCTAGCTTTGTATGTAGAACGCACAGGATCGGAAGCCTCAGTTATCGAAGCCCAAATGAATAAAGCCGGTTGGTTTGGTGGTGAAACAGCCAAACAATTAGGTTTTATCACGACCGTTCTTATGCCTACAACTGCCAAAGGGAGAACTTACACATTTAATAACAAAAAAATGAACAAAGAAAAAGAAGTAACAGTGAAGCAGACTATCATAGACAGGCTGCTGGCCAAATGCGGCTATCAAAAAATTGAAGACGTACAGGTCGTATCTATGGAATTGACAAATGCCGAAGGTAACACGCTTACCGTGGAAAGAGATGAAGGTGAACCCCAAGTAGGAGATACAGCAAGTCCCGATGGCGAACATGTCATGCCTGACGGAAAGACTATCATTGTGACAGATGGCGTTATTACAGAAATTAAAGATCCTGATGAATTGGAAGAGGATGAAGTGAAAGCTTTAAAAGCCCGTATAGAAGAGTTGGAAACTGAGAATGCTTCTCTAAAAACGAATGCCCGTACCATTGAGGACAACAAGATTCTGAACGCAGTCCGTATGGCCGGGGGCGAAAACTGGCTGGCAAAACATTGTAGTACTTATAAAGTGTCAGCTCGTACCCAAACGTTCAACAAGGGTATAAAAGGAGTAGAAGAAAATGAAACGCCTATTCAGAGAAAACTTCGTGAAGAAAGAGAAAAAAGAAACAACAAGTAATAAAAGGAGGGGAAATGCCTATTTTAGATTTTGACAAACTTACACCTGATAATCAGGCTGTAAAAGACTTGAAAGACCTTATTCAGTTAACAGTCTTTCAAAACGAGGACATGGAGCGTTTTATGACGTTTATGCCCAATGTGACTAACGGTAAAAAAGCAGGTTTTATCGGTGAAATGGAAGATATCGGAGTAGCCGGCTCCGGATGCGACCCTGAATATAAAAAAGTGGCTATCGCTGCCGCCCAAAAGGAATGGGAAATCGGGGATTGGCAAATTCCTTTGGAAATGTGCTATACAGACTTGGAAAACACCATTGCCAAGTACTGCCTTAAAACGGGAACAAATATAGGAGACCTGACATCGACCGAATATATGGACGGTATTGTACTGCCGAAGCTGTCTGAAGCTATGATGAAAATGATGTGGCGTTTTACATGGTTTGGAGATAAATCAGCAGCGTCTGTCACTGGAGGTGGTCAAATCACTGACGGAGTAAACATCGAACTATTTAAAACATGTGACGGTTTTTTCAAACGTCTGTTTGCCATCTGTTCCAACAATGCCGAACAGCACACTGAAATTGCAGCCAACGCAGAAGAATCATATGCATTACAAAAATCAAAGATGAAAGAAACAGGCATTGCCACATCAATATTCGATGCGATGTTGCAAGATGCCGACAGCCGGATTTTCCAAAAAGACGGATGCGCAATTTTCGCCACCAAGTCAATGTGCGATGCTCTGACTCACGATATGAAAGAAAAGTACAAGGTAATCATGCCCTGGGAAGTTGTATTTGACGGTGTAGAGGTCAGCAAATACGATGGAACAACCATCGTTAAATGTTCCATTTGGGATAGATTTATTCAAGCCTATCAGAACAACAAAACCAAACTTAACTTACCGCATCGTGCTGTTTTATGTTCTCCTGAGAACTTGATGTATGGATGTGAGGGCACCGAACCGATGTCGGACTTGGATATCTGGTTTGATAAGAAAGCCCGCAAGAACTACATTTATTCAACAGGAAAATTAGGTTCCATGATTGGCGAAGATGAGTTGGTACAGGTAGCATACTAACGAAAAAGAGCAAATATGGCAATATGTGATATAACAATCAAAAAGGACATCGCACCATCGTGCGATGATCCTATCGTTCCCGGGCTGGAACAGGAAGGTGTGATAATGAATCGCGCAGACGTGGATTTCGGTGCGGTTACATTCAACGCAACCCGTAAGAATGTGATCGAAACTCTTGCACTGAAAACAGGTAAAAAAGGTTACAAGGTACAGGTATTCGGTGCAACCCCCTTTACTGGTACCAATACAACCTTGGCAACAGGAACCTATCGTAACACGTTTACTAACATAGTGAACATGGTTGTATTAGCAAATGACCCCGATGTATGCAATGACATTATTGACGGGCTTGCTAACGGTGATTTTGTCGTTGTATTGGAAAATAAAGCCAAAGGGTTAAATAAAACCGAAAATCCGGGAGATTCAGCTTTCCAGGTTTACGGTTACTACCAAGGTTTGAAAGCCGCAGAGATCGGCAATGACAAGTATTCCGAAGAAACGGAAGGGGGATGGAATATCTCTTTGCAAGAAACCAAGGTTCCCAAATCAGCATTATTCTTGTACAAAACATCTTACGATGCGACAAAAACGCTTGTTGAAACACTGACAAAACCAGCTGAATGATTATGGAGTTAGAAGAAGTGGTTGATAAATTAAAGGAGCTAGGAGATCTTCCCTCCTACTCCTCTTCTGATAAATCGGAGATAGAAAGATTGTACAAGGAAGTATTAGGAAAAGAATTCACCAAGACATCGTGTAACGACTGCTATCGCGATGCTGTAATCGAAATGACTGTTTACATCAAAAAGAATAACCGTATGAAAGAAAAATGTAATTATATATTAAAGAATGGTGTCCTGCTTCAACCGGAGTTCGGAAGCAATAAAATGTACACTAATGACAACCTCACTGATGAAGTTGCTGAAAAGTACCTTGCCAAAAATCCAAAAGGTGAAATTTATTTCGCCCATATACCTACGGACTGGAAAGAACGTGTTAACAAATGTGGATACAATCAAAGCCTGCTTGATTCAATGGTAGAATCATTACAAGACGGAGTTTCTGAAGAATCCGTGGCTGACACGTTGAAAGATTTCCAAATCAACGGCAAGAAAATCAGTAAAAAAGTTCTGAATCTGCATCTAAGCAAGGCCATTGAAATTGTGAACGCAATGAATGGAGAAGGCGAAGATAAAGTTGAATAAAAGAAATAAAGGACGAACGTAAACCTCGCGAATATGAGAGTAAGAGATCTAAAAAAGAAAAGCAGTAACCGCATTGATACAAGCTATTTACAAAATCTAGGAATTCAAGCCTACGGACAGGACAACCTATATCCGCAGACATTAAAGAATATCATTGCTGCAAGCTCTACTGCATCTGAATGCTCAGACCGTTTCGCTGACTTCATTGAAGGAAACGGATTCCGTGAGGTTGCTTTTTCCAAATATGTAGTCAATCGAAAAGGTGACACATTGGATGATGTGCACATGTTACTATGTAAAGACATGTCCGAACTCAATGGAATAGCAATCCATGTTAACTACAATGTTTTCTGTGAGATAGTGGAGATGCAGCACGTACCATTTGAAAATTGCCGTCTGACAGAAGAAGATGAAAACGGTTATGTGGCAAAAATAGCAGTACATCCAGACTGGAGCGGAAAGAAGACACGTAAAGGGAAAGCTCTGCAGGTCAAGAAAGAAAACATAGACTACATAGACGTTTTTAACCCCAAAAAAGATGTGATACAGGCTCAAATAGAAGCTGCCGGAGGCATTGAATACTACAAAGGTCAAATCCTATGGGTGTCAATGGCCGGGAAAAATACTTATCCAGTCGGAAAAGGTGACCGGGTAGCTACAGAGATGAGTACCGATGAAGGTCTGTCCAATGTCAAGTACAGAAATGTACGAAATAATTTCTTCCCTGGCGCTATGATATTCACCAAAAAGGGATCGAACATAACCTTTGACGAAGAAGGCAACGAAGTGAAAGATACAGACGATGATGACAGTTTCTCAAATACACTCATCCAGTTGCAAGGTGATACGAATGCAGCAAAGATCATGGAAGTTACTTTAGAAAACGATGAGGAAAAGCCTGAAATAGTAAATATGAACTCACAAAATTACGACAAAGAATTTACCGTTACTGACGCAAGTGTGGTTGAACGTATTTATTCAGCTTATGGCCAAGAGCCATGGTATTGCATCCGTATTGGTAAAGTCGGATTCTCAGGCGATATTTTGGAAGATGCTTTCGAGTATTACAATTCTATCGTAAGCAAGCAACAGCGCTTAATAGAGCGTACCTTTAGCCGTATATTCAGCTATTGGTATGAGGTAGTCAACCCCTCTAATGATTATAGTGTTGAACCATTAAAGTATGTACGAAATGCAGCAGTATCTAATAACAACAGATGAGGTATCGGCTTTGTCTCGCGGAATGTCTGTACATCTCGATCCTGACAAGATAGAAACCTACATCCGTGAGTCGGAGAATATCTACATCAAATCAGCGTTGGGAGACGAACTGTTCCTTGACGTGAAAAAAAATCCTGAAAAATACCAGCTACTGCTTGACGGAGGTACTTATGAAACTAAATGTAAAAAGAAGATAATCATCACTGGACTTCGCGTAGCTTTGGCTTATTATACCTATGCCTGTATTGTCAAAAATGGAGATGGGAATGTATCCCGTTTCGGCTTCGTAAACAAGGAAGGTGAATATAGCAGTCATACAGTATTCAAGGAAAAGATGATGGTGTATAGCGATGCATGTAGTATAGCTGACCGCTACCTGAAAGAATGCGTGCTTTACCTAAAAGAATGCGGTATGCCACTTTATAACGGTGAAGGGAAATTAAAATCTAATAGAACTGTTTTTCGTGTAATAGGAGAATGAGCGATTCTGTTGATATATTAAAGAAACTGGCTCTTCAAGTAAGAAACGCATCTACAGAAGGAGAGAATACAGCTGAAAGAATTGGGCGCATATTTATCGGGATTCTAGAAAACATGGATAATTCTGATATAGAAAAGCTCACCAAATACTTTTTGCGCAAAGATAAGGAGGATTCTACGAATTTCCTGCTATCCTTGCTAGGCGGAGTATTGATTAAGAATTATGCCAAGTTCGGTGACTTTATCCCCGGCGTTTCCGGAGGTTACATCGGTGAGGACGCCCGTGCCGAGCTAGAAGAACTGAATCTTCGGACAATGGTAAAGTCAGACAATTTTAAGGCTGGTTCCCTTGGTACTGGATTTATGTTGAAAACAGATAAGAAAACAGGAAGATCGTACCTAGAAGTGGATGAGTTGTTTGTTCGCATACGCGCCCTGTTCACCGAACTTGAAATAAGAAAACTTACTTACGCTGGCGGAAATTGGATATTCAGTGCGGCCGGTATGACCTGTGAACGTGTTGAAGAACTAGAAGATGTTTACAGATGCTATTTCCCATCCATAGATGCAGAAAAGGAAGTAGAAAATGAGTTTAGAGCTGGAGATCAAGCTAGATGCCAAGAATTTAATGTAAAAACAGGAACAAGTCAAAATGTATCAAATAGATATTATTGGAGGCTTGTTGTTGGTGCAGGTGATAATTATATAGATTTAAGTAAAACAGATTGCGATTCCGGGAGTGATGCACCAAAGGCAGGTGACTCTATTGTACAATTAGGTAATCGTAGTGATAAAGGCAGACAAAATGCCATTATTATTTCTGCATACGGAGAAGGATCACCGTCCTTTACGCAACATAAAGGAATTAATTCATATAGTCTTAAAGGAACGGAGAAGACAAGGATATCTCCAGAAACAAATATTCTTACAGGGGAATTTCATTTTGAAACAGGTGAAAATGTAAAAGATGAAATTGATAGCGCAAAAAATACAGCCAATTCAGCTAATAATGTTGCTATTGCCGCAAATAAAATTGCAGAAGAGGCGAAGAAAAATGCTGATTTGGCAAAAAGCGAATCAGAAAAGGCAAATAGTTTATTAGCTGATATTGCAAATGATAATAAACTTACAGCACAAGAAAAGCACGAAACAAAAAAAGAATGGGATATTATTGTTTCGGAAAAACCTAAGAATGACGCTTCCGCTGATAAATATGGTGTATCAAAATCGGCATATGGCAATGCATATAACGCACTGAGCGGTTATATTACACCATTGTTAACCTCTTTATCAACTACAAGCGATATAGTAGGTACCGATTTTCGTGCTAAATTCAAGGCTTATTATGATGCCAGAACGGATTTGCTTAATGCTATATCTGCAAAAGCCAAAGAGCTAGTGGATGCTGCCAATAATAAAATAGAAAGTGTAAAAACTGAACTTTCCGCTGTTGATGGAAAAATAACTTTGGCAGTTAAAACAGCTAAAGAAGAAGCTATATCTTCATCTAAGGCATATACGAACTCCGAGATAAAAGTTGTAAAAGACCAAATTGCATTGAAGGTTGATAGTAAAACTTTCAATGCCTTGAATCAAAAAGTAACTGAGCAGGGGTCACAGATAACGCTCAATAAAAATAATATTGAGCAGAAAGTCAACAAATCAGATTTCAATGCACTTGGAACAAGGGTGTCTAATGCAGAAACAAAAATCACCCAAAATGCCAATGAAATTCAACAGAGAGCGACGAAGTCCACTGTTGACGCTTTGACAGGACGTGTAACTACCGCTGAATCTAAAATTACGCAGAATGCCAATAGTATATCATTAAAGATTACAGCTTCTGAAGCCACAAATATCGCGAATAATGCTGTAAACAATTTACAGATTGGCGGAACAAATTTGTTGGTTAACACAGACTTTTTGCACAATAGGGATTATTGGTCTGGCGGTGATGTGGATTCAAGTGTAACCTTGCAAGGAAGAAATTCTTTAAGAATGATAACATCAGGCCTTACGGGTGATTCATGGCGAGGTGGAGAACAGATCAATACACCTTATTTAATTGCAAAACAAGGAGATGTGTTTACCATAAGCTTATTCTCTCGTACAGACAATATCAGCTCATTCGACAGAGGGGCTAGTATGGAAATACGCTATTATAACTCATCCGGCGGCAGAATAACGCAGTCTGGTTTTAATATAAAACCTAGCACAAATAACACTTGGACCAGATTTGCAGGTACAGGCACGTGTCCTGCCGGTACTGTGAAAGTCAGTGCAGTATGGTATAACGTGAGAAATGGCAGAATATGGGTAAACGGCATAAAACTTGAAGTTGGTAAAAAAGCTACTGATTGGACAAGAAGCCCGCATGATTCTCCAACCACTCAAGATGTAAAATCATCATTTACGATTGATACTGGCGGTATATCCATGCTCGGAAAGAAATTATCCTTGACAGGTATGGTCACTTTCAATTCTCTTGCCAGCGATGCACAGGGGAAGATTAATACGGCACAGAGTACTGCAAACACAGCTAAATCAGCCGCTGAAACAGCTAAGTCTACTGCGGATGGAGCTAATTCAAAAGCAACGACTGCACAGAATACTGCAAACACCGCTAAATCAACAGCCGATAGTGCCAATTCAAAAGCAACAACAGCACAGAATACGGCTAATACGGCAAAGTCTACAGCTGATGCCGCAAAGACAGCAGCGGCAAATGCACAAAGTAGAGCAGATGCTGCTTATAATAAAAAGATAGAACTGGCACAACTTGGAACGACTGTAATATCTGGTGGCTTTATTAAAACAAGCCTTATAAAAGCAGATGAAATAATAGTAAGTAAACTAAGTGGTGCGACTGGTACATTCAAACAGTTGCAAGCTGTCGGTAGCGATGGAAGCGTAAAAGGAACACTCAGACTTGATGGAGATAGATTATGGTATGATGGTGACCAATATCAGCAAGGTACAAAAGATGGCCGTTCATTGCGTTACTATCTGTCTGACGCATGGGTTCGTGGTAATTTTGGAGCACGTACCAGAACCACGCTTCTTGTCCAGGGAAGCAGCGGCTATTTTTATCCGAAAGGTGCGGATAAAGCAGGTGTCTATAAAAGCTTTGAAAGAGGTACAGCGAGCGATGGTAGGACATACTATAAACTTCCATGTTATGGTACAGAAGGAGATTATTCTGGTATGCCTGTAGATCTAATTGTATTTAACGTAACATCATCAAATCAACACTTTTATGAATTGCAACTTGCAGTAACACAAAAAGTGAACATGATAAACTGCAATAATAATTATACAAATGTGCTTATATATTGCAATGGAAATTATCCTGGATTGCCAGGCGGTTCTGTACATTATGCATGGAATGTTTTGCCATTCATGAATCCGCAACCAACTGCAAATCTTCTAGGTAGAGGCTTATTGTTTGGAGGTTCTAATGATAATGATTGGAGATAAAGTATTATGAAAGAAGAAATAAAAGAAATAAAGAAAGATGCTAGTATGCAAGAATATACAATGAATATTAGTACTGATAATGCGGATTATTCTGTGGTATACATAGTAAAAAATGATTTGTTGGTGCAAGTCATAGCCAAGGTAAAAATAGCTGGTACTGATTTAGGAGAGCTGTCATACGAAAATGGTTATGTCAATACTATGAATTTTTCTATCAATGACTTGACACAGCAATTATACCTGAATGATTTTACAAAAATTGTATTCGGCATACGAGACAAAAATAATCTTACGATAATGATACAAATAGCTAAAAACGTATAACAACTTAAAAAAATAAAATTATGGAAGTAAAATCTGTTACAACAATCGTGAGTGCTGAGAAAACAACAGCCAATGCTCGTTATGATGTATCTTACTCAATTATCAAAGATGCATCGTCTGAAAATGCACAACTTCAGTCTGTCTCTGCTGATGTCTATGAGTTGCAGACACTTGAAGACCAAGTAAAACAAGAGAATTTTATAGGAAAGCTTGAAATGCAGTACGGCATAATGGTACCAACCCAGTTTCCTTTTTCCAATAAATATACTCTGTATGTATCAGAGTTTGTTGATATAATAAATGAAGTCACAGCCGATAAGTGATAACCGAGATTGTCGCAAATCCTGTTTATGAATCTGGGATACAGTGTGTCCCCGCATACAGACAAGGGTTTGTATCGGTTTACTGCCGTAAAGAGAATATTAATGATTGAAAGATGATATGAGAGATGTAATTTACAATTTTATAAATGAGCACATGATGATACACATTGTACTGATAGCCCTGTGTATCGCAGCCACTATCGGTGCAATGTTTGTGGATTTGGTCTCAGGAATAATGAAGGCCAAACAACGCGGGGAGGCAAGAACATCCACGGGGTATAAGAAAACAGCCATCAAGGCGAAGAAGTATTTCACCCCGTTCATAGAATTGTGCTTCATTGACCTGCTATGCTGTGTTGTTATCCCCTTCCCTGTTTTTTCAATGATCTGGACGGGTTACTGCATTTTCTGTGAGTTTAAATCAGTTCGTGAAAAAGCGTGGGAGAAAGAAGAGTTGCGCAAGGCCGAGAAGACAATGAGTGTGATCATCGAGAACAAGGATGATATCGCTAGGATGGTGGCTCAGATACTGTTTGATGAGGAACAGGGGGCAATCGGTAGGAATAATGAAAAACCGGCCTCGCCAGACCGGTAAACTCAGTTCTATTACATGAAAAACACGCTATGTTTTTGTGCAAATATAGCTATATTCTTTTTATGAAAAAACAAAAAGGAGGAAAAGAAATGAAGTTTTTTACGATTGCGGAACTCTGCAAGTCAACGACTGCTGACCGCTTGGGTATCAACAACAAATGCAGGCAGGAGCATGTGATTGCTCTGACTGCCTTGGTGGATAACGTACTGGACCCGTTACGCACATGGTGGGGAAAGCCAATAACAGTAAACAGTGGCTATCGCTGTCCGGAGCTTAATGCGGCCGTTAGGGGAAGTAAGACCTCGCAGCACATGAAGGGGGAAGCTGCTGATATTGACACTGGAGACAGACAGCAAAACAAGCTGTTATTTGAATATATCCGCAAGAACCTGCCCTATGATCAATTGATTGACGAGTCTAACTTCGCTTGGGTGCACGTCAGTTATCGGGCCGACGGAAATAACAGGATGCAAGTTCTTAAGTTGTAGACTATGTTGGCTAAGATTATGAACTGGGTAAGCCGACATATATTGCTGGCTCCCTTCATGTGTCTGTTCCTGCTGTTTGCCTGTGGCAGCTCCCATAAGGCTGTCAAATCCGACACAGAAGTAATCAGGAAGGACAGTGCCAGTGAAACTGTCAACATCGTACACAGATCAACCACCTCTTTGAGCGAACTCATTACCACTAGTGGTAACTATGTGATTGATTTCCGTATCTATGATACCCGAAAACCGCCTGACAGCCTGACCGGGAAACCTCCGTTATTGGCAGACGGTCATGTGGAAGGTGATTTCAGCAAGAATAAAAGGAAGGAAACTGCAACCAAAGATAGTACGGAGGTGAAAGTTGACAAGGAAGCCACTTCCACCAAACATGAAGAAACCAAGACTGAAGGGGTAAAGGAGAAAAAAGAATCCACTTTGCTTAAACAAATCGGTTTTGCCTGTGTTTGTGTAACCGTTTTGATTGTCGTTATGCTGATAGTAAAACATTGGCGCAACAGACAATCTTCATCATAAGACTTTAAATTTATAAATTGGACTGGGGGCTCGTGATGCACGATGCCCTCCTTTTTTGTAATACGTAATAATGTGACAACAAATATTTTTAGAAATAGGCAAATCCCTTTGAACAAATCTATTGGTATTTTGTTCAATAAAATGTGAAGTAGATTGTCAAAAACGAAACTAATCTGAACCGTTCCAGCTTGTGATAAGTAGGAACGGTTTTATTTTGATAATATTTCTGTTAAAAGATAACCCATGAATTATATGTTCCTTTATCTTTGCATACTATTAACATCAACTTATGTATCATGGCTGAAAAAGAATCTTATTCCGAAGAGGAATTGAATGAAATGATCGTATGGTTCAATAACCATGCTGATGAACTTCCAAAAGAAATGCAGATTAACAAAGCGGCTTTTACCCCGGATTTGAAACTTACTGTTGAAAGTTGTATCATGCAGGCTAAGCAATGTCTGGGCAACTATAAGATGGCCGGAGCTTTCCGAATGCTCCAACAAATCAGAGAGAACCTTGAAAAGGCGGTCCAATAAGCTGCCTTACAT